TCAATATCATAGTCTTGAGTATCTACATATACTTTTTCAAACTTTCCACTAACAACTGGTTGAATTTTTGCAGTAACACCAACACCAGTCGAAACATTGATAATTGGTGGATTAATTACATCATAATTTTTTCCACCAGATAATATGTTCACGTCTTTAATTGGACCAAAGTATACTACATCGGTCGATTTATAATTATTAATTTCTACTCCATTAATTAATACCCCCGTTTTTCCAGCAGTTGTCAACTGCCCAGAACCTAACTTAATATTTTTTTCCAGAGGAATTTTTCTTAAAAGTTTCTGTGGTTGAATCTCAGAATTTTTTTGAGAATTTAATATAAAAGTGTGAATTCCTACACCAGCAGGTGGTACTTGAAATGTTAAATTACTTCCAGCTGCTATTGTGGATTGAGATCCATGTAATTGAAATCTAGTATTAGATAATTTCTTTACAAAATATGTTCCCGTAGTTAAACCCACAAGAGGTTCTTCTTGAGATGAATAATATACTTGATCTCCTGTTATAAAGGGAACACTACTAACTTCAAATGTATTATAAACATCATCCGATAAGTCCTTTAAATTTGCAGTGCTATTAACATTTACAGACTTAACACTTTCTTGAATATCCAAACGATAATCATCTATTACACTATTATCGTCAAATTTAAAATTACTTCTAATACTGGATGGTAAAGAATTGGATGCTACATATGCATATTCATCCAAATCAACATAAAGATTGAGTACATCAGGCAATCCTTCATACTGAGATTTATTTAATTTTCTTCTCAAATCATATTTCGTATTTGAGCTTAAAGTTGGTTTATTTTGTAAAGATAAAGTATTCGTTGAATTATCAATACCTTTGATATAGATAGGATTTAAAGAAGTTACTAAAGTTTCTGTTCCTCTTTCCAGTATTTCAACTTCATCACCTATTTTCAAACTTGATCTATCAATTGAAGATGATAATTCGTTAGTATTGTTATTGGATATTTTATATCTGACACTAGTATTGTATACTAAAGAATTGGCAAAAATTTCTTTCCAGTTTGAATTATTATTTTTAATTTTATCTCCAATATTTTTAATTGTAATTATGTCACCTTCAGATGATTTGAAGTTTTCACTTTCTTCATTTAATTCATTAATGACTCCAAGAATTAATAATTCAACTTTTTTGGAGGTATCTCCGTTTTCATAAGAGAAATAAGTATCGTTGGATCTAATGTTTGATGACTTTGCTACTGCAGTAGTGATACCCGCACATCCAAAAAATTGATTGACACTTTTACTGGTGTAAGAAATAATATTATCACCAGAAATTAAAGTTCCTGATTCTGGAAAACTTAGTGTAGAATCAACTGTTAAAATAGTATTTCCTAATGATATACCTTCAACTAATTTTGTATTTGGAGTAATTTCAAAATTTCCTTCTACTGAAGATCTTCCGTCATTACTAATATAAAGTTCGATTTTATAAAAAGTTTTTCCTTTTCTTGAAAATGGTTCTACCGAAGAAATAGATGCCGTTGTACCACTATCGGTGCTCTTTACAAGAGTTTCCCCAACAATTTTTAAAGGATTTCCAGATATTAATTCTGTAATTACAATTTCTCTTCTAACATAATTTGCAGAAGATGGTTTGATCAGATAGTCTTCCAAATTTATAATAGATGGAGACTCTCCAAAAATAACTTTAAAAAGAATTTTTATAGCTTCATCAGTTCCTTTTGCTGAATAAAAATCTTTTGCTCTTTTTATAAAGTTACCTGCATTAATTTCATCTACAAATGAAATATTTTCTAAACCTGGAGTAAATGTTGATTTTAATTTTCTATAAAACTCCTTTAGAAATAAAGAACTTAAGTTCTGTATAGGCGCACCACTTTTATGAGATGCTGCAGTTGACGTAGAAAATACTAAATCCTTGTTAACAGAATTTTGATCAAATTTCGAAATTCCACTAAAACCACGAACACATCCAGTGAATGTATTAGATGTTATGCCTGTATAAGTAATGATCTCATCATCTATTTTCAGAAGACCATACTCATTCGGAAATCCTTTAGTGCTAGAAACATCAATCGTAGTAATATCGGAAGTTATATCATTAGACAATGATGTACTATCAACAATAACTTCTGGTTTTAAATTATCTACCTTCAAGTATTGATCAAGATTATCAGTAAGATCAACAGGACCTCCTTGATATTCCTGAGAAATATAATATTGCTTTAAAAAATCTACTGCTTTTGGACTTTCATCCAAAATGAATTCTGGTAATTGATTGGAAATTATGTCCTGAATCTTGACTCTAGATTCAATTCCAGTTTGTATCATGCTACTTTCTTATAAGACTTCCGTTTGAATAACTTGATGTATAAAAATCATTGACAAATCTGGTTCCGGATATTTCATCACCAGAAGCAATTACATCTCTTACCATATTTATTGTACTTTCGGGAACACTTAAAGAGATGTACAAATCTCTCAAACCAACAACATCATTAGATTCTGGGAATGCTTGAATTTGTATAACATTACCAGTAACTTCAGTTTTAGTAATAATTAATGGTCCAAAAATAATTTCTCCTTTTACATAATCTACTGTCCCGACATTATTGGAAACCACAACAGTATTACCATTAGCATCAATTTTAAATATTGAAACAATTCCCGTTTTTAAATCATCATTAGGAATGTCTGTAAGATATACTGTAGAACTTTCTCCAGAAATATTAAATCCGGTTGATTTAATATTCTTTCCTTGAGGTTCTACATGGAACTGATTTCCATAACATAATTCATATTGAACAGGTGCATTCAATACTGCTTTTAAATCTCTACGAATAATAACCTTTGTTATATTTGATGTAATTGCTGTGCTAGTATTATCAATGACTTGTTGAGTTTTACTATACCTAAATCTTCCCCCAAACTTATTTAAATCTAAAGAATTTGAATATTTTTGAAGTGAATCTGTAACTGATGTTTTTAATTCCTCTAAACTAGATACTTCTGAATAGTTGTAATAAACGGAACTATCCAATTCAACATAAAGAATCTTGAGATCAGTTATTTTTTGATTGATTCCAGATACTGTGAATTGTTTTAGTTTTGATAAAATTTGCTCTTTATTAAAATCAGAAACAAAACTTCCATTTTTTGGTTTTATACTAATTTGAACAGTTCCAAACTGTGGTGGGTCCATTTGTTCTCCACCAACCACAGAAACTGACTCAGTGTTGGGATATATTGTCTTGATGATTGCTTCATAATCTCTTGCTGTAACTGCTCTGTACTGTGATGAATACAGTCTTGGAGCATAATACTTGACAGAATCAATCGGTTCAATTTCACCACCATTAATTGATGATTGATTGGTTGTAATCGTAACAGTTCCAGGATCAATGATTTGAGTATTAGCAGATTCTAATGTTCCCGAAAAAGAGAAGTTACTAGCACCGTTACCATCTCTTCCATCCGTTACAATATAGTTCACAGTAATATAAGTTCCATCACCATCTTCACCTAGTTTTTTGCCAATAATTCCATCACCAAATCTTAATTCATATTTTTCATCCTGAACTTCATTGATAAAAAAGATTCTTGAATTTTTATCAATATCAAAAATGTTTTCGGAAAGAGAATATTCAATACCTCTAGTATTTTCTTTACCAATATAAACTTTAATGGTTGATGTGTCGATAAAGGAATTATTTAAAACAAATCTCTGATCTAAAGATCCATCGTATAAAAATTGTTTTGTTAAAAATATTCCTTGAAAAACATTAATATTATTAAATGATGCAGTTCCGTTCACAACGTTTGCTGAAACGTCCTCAGGAATGGCAAAAGTATATGTAGAGTCATTAGCACTACCAACACACACTATACCTGCTTTGAGGGTCAACGTAGGGGTGTTTACGGTCGTTGTTACATCAAACGATATCTGTGCTGTTGATGCTGATCTGGAACGTGGTATATATCCAATATTTCCTGCTAAAGAAACAACATTTTCTCTTAATGTGGCAGAATCCAAAAAGGATTCGTTCACAATCATATTTGAGTTGAATGCTGTTATGTAAGTATTATATGCTAACGTGTCGATTAAAACCGAAAAATTAGACCCCTCAAAATCAAAATCCGTAAACGTAGAGTTTGCACGGAGATAATCTTTGATAGAAGTCTTTATCTGATCAAAATCTAGATTTGTATACTTTGTAAAAGGCATTTTATCTTGTTGCCTCTAAGAGGAATGAATATTCTTGTGTTGGAAACTCTTGTCCTATGATATCAAATATAACTGTTACATTAAAAGTGTTGTCATCTGGTATTGGATCTACTTCAACAACCAAATTTTCAACTCTTTCTTCGAAATTTTCAATTGCAATTTGAATTTGATCCTGAATTACAGATGCTGTACCAAAATCGACGAATTCAAATAGGCTTCTTCTTACGTCAGAACCCAACAAAGAGTTAAAAAACCTCTCTGTTGGGATAGTTTCAACAATATTTCTCACAGAACGACGAATTGCGTTCTCATTTTTAAGTATTTGTAAGTCTTTTGTCACAGGATGAGGCTCAAAAGACAAACTAATGTCCTTAAATGCCCTTGATATCCTCTGAATTGCCATCTTTTAAGAGTTTTCGTAATTTTATTTATACCTTATTCTTGAAGATTCTTCTGTCCGGTCTTCAAATCGTCGTGCATAATCTCTTGAATCACTCTTTCTTCGGGATCTTCTGTTTTACGTGGCAGTGACCAATAATCTGACGTTAGACTTGTTGTTCCCCACACTTCTCTCATGTAATTTACGTCTCTATCGACAGGTGAATTTGCCATTTTGCTCCTGTTTTGGAAAAACAGAACTTTTTGAGGGGTTGCTATCCC